CCTTACGGGGCTGGCAGCGGGGATGGCTTTGGATCGCAGTATTCTGCTTTGGTGTATGCTGGTTCTGCGGTCCCGTCAACGAGCGGACCCGCTCCGGTGGCGAATGCCACCTACTCTAACGTCGCCTCCGGCGGCGCGATCGTACTTGGTAAGCCGACACATATTGAATTAACTCATGCAGAATATCTTAGTGCTGTGGATGGAAATCTGTGGGATTGGTCTGACGCCACTGGACTTGGGATCGATGCAGTTAAAAACATGGATGCTGGTGTTTGCACTCATCTACAAATAGCTAAGTCTCCTTTAGTTGTTTTAAATAAATCTACTAGCACCATAAATTCAAAAAGAGAGGGTTATTATATTGGAGCAATCGACAACACAGATATTAACCCAGCAAGTAACTTTGTTGGTATTGGAAATGCTTTATCAATTACTGCTTCCGCTTATTCTCAAAACGATTACACTGAAATAGTTAACAATCAATTGACTTTCCCTCTCACAGGAAACGCTGTTACAGGGCCTAATGGTAGTATTTCCGAAATAATGGAAAATCTGGTAGACTTTGATTTAGATGGTAGAGCGTTTGATGATATTCTTAGCTTGGGTGTTTTTAAATTAAGAAGAACACAGAATTCAGCTGAAGCATCACAACTAGGGTATGTTTTAGAAGACGGTATAGTTGGTTCACAGAATGCCTTTAGAAAGCTTGACGATCCGAGAGGTGGTGCTCAAATGAGCTACTTCCTAGGTGCGCGAGATAGTAAGTCACGTAATGTAAAAGTCCTGGTTAATAAGCATATAACCCAGCTCAATACAGGTGATGACAACTTAGATGCTAATGGTAATCCTAAATTGAAACTAAGAGTTAATGGTAAGCCATTAGAGAATGTTGCTAATGCTCTTGCAGACTTAAGTCCGCTGAACAGCCGGGAATTGAGCGGCGCACTAGGGTTTAGGTATTCGAGCTTATCTGCTAGTTTAGATACTGTAATTGGAAAGGCGGATGATTTATTCCCCTTAGGTGCATTTAGTAATACTAAAGTAACTGATAAAAATTTAGGTGATATACCTACTAAACTTGATAGAGCATTAGACGCTGTTAAGAATGACGAAATATATGACATCGATGTTATTCCGGAAGCTGGACTAGGGACTATCTGGGCAATGGCAAAAGCTCGTGATGTAGCCGGTGGTGCTACTGGCTCACTATCTGGTGTACCATTATACTACGATGAGTTTTATTACTCCGGACCAGTAAGCAGCGCAGTTGAGGGATTAAGAACCTCTAATGATATCGGAGGAACTGCAAGAACTCTAAGAAACAACTACAATACAATCTTTGATAAGTTTGAAACATTCGTCAAACCACCGTACTTAGGAGGTTCTAGAGGTGACGCGATATTCATTGCTGACACATTTAGACAAATCGTTGCTATCGGCAATGGTACTACGAAAGTATTGGATGATAGAAACAAAAACTTCCAGACAGATATTTTCTGGCCAATGAAACATCAGTTTGAATTACAAAACACTTCATATGCTGCAGTATATGGCAACTGGGCTCAAATATATGATCAAGGATTGGGGCAGCTCGTATGGGTTCCATTCTCTGGGTTTGCCGGATCGATAATGGCTAGGAGTGATGCTGCTACGTTCCCATGGTTTGCACCAGCTGGATTTAACAGAGGGCTTCTTACAACCGCTACTGACATTGCTGTTAACCCGAATCAAAAGCAACGAGATGAGTTATATAAGTCTAATATTAACCCAGTAGCATTCTTCCCATCACAGGGTAATGTAGTATTCGGTCAGAAAACACTTCATAGAAAACCAAGTGCGTTTGATAGAATTAATGTTAGAAGGTTGTTCTTAGCACTTGAGAGACCCACTAAGAAAGCCGCTCAATTCTTTGTATTTGAACCTAACACAGAGTTTACAAGAACAAGACTGGTCAACGTCTTAACACCGCTCTTTGAGCGTGCTAAGCAAAACCAAGGTGTTTACGACTACTTGATTGTTTGTGATGAAAGAAACAATACCCCTCAAGTAATTGATGAGAATAAGTTAAGGGTAGATATTTACCTCAAGCCTGTTAGGACAGCAGAGTTTATCTTAATAACATTCTACGCATCTAGGACAGATGCAAACTTCCAAGAAATAGTTGATGGACCTGCTCTTTTAACTGAGGGTAGAGGAGTTAGGTAATAAATAATAATATGGCAACTACAATTCAAAACTTTTTTGCAGCAGCAGCTGATAAACAATTCTCGAGAGATTTTCTCTTTAGGGTGCAAGATATTAGTTTAGGTTCTACAGGACTTAACCTTGCCGGACAGGACGATTTGATTTATGCAAGATCAGCTGCATTACCGGGGCGCACAATAGAGAATAAAGAAGTTAGCTACATGGGCCTTACCTTTAATGTCCCGGGTAGAGCTACTTATGCGAACTCAGCTGGTTATACTATTGAGTTTTATGCTGATGCACATAATACAGTAAGAGATAAATTAGAACAGGCTTCAAGAGCTACTTTTAATGATGAAACTAGTAGAGGTGAGTATGGTATGCCTGGTCCACAAGATTCGATGACTCTAACTCTACTTGATAAACAACTCATTACAAAGAAAACCATTAAGCTGATTGGTGCTTCTATAAGAGATATCGGTGATATGTCTTATATGATTGCAGACGGTACAGGTGAGGTTGTTACTTTTCCGGTTACTTTTTCTTATCATTTCTACGAAGACTTTTCTTAAAGTGGTTTCACTAATAAATATTATTAGTGCCTATAACCAACACAGCAACGTTTTTAGATAAGTTTTCACAAGATAACGGCTATTATCTCTCTCTTCCTTTTTTATGGTCTGTTGAAATACCCGGGTTAGCTGGATTAACAAGTGCTATAAATGAAGTTACATCTAAAGTACAAAATCAAGGATCATGGAAAGCTGGTAGCAATTCGGCATCCTCCTGGGGCGCCGGTAATATATTAGCGGCAAGACAGGTAACAATACCACCGGAACAGTCTACCTTTTTAGAGGTGGGGCAGCAAAGCAGAGGTGGTTTTATGCCAGGTTATGGATTACAACAAAGAGAGAGCTTTCTATCGAGGAACCTGGCTATCAATTTTATCGAAACTATCGACGATATAGTGCATAAATTTTTTACTCCGTGGGCCGTTGCGTTGGGTATTCACGGGCTAACAGATTTCAAGCTTAAAACTACCATACTAGTTAAGCAATATGATAACCAGCTACAAGTCCGTAAAGGTTATAAATTTATCGAGGCCTTTCCAACCATGGTAGAAGGGTTTACTGTTACACAAGAACCTGAAGCGGTGTTTCCGGAAAAGTCTGTTACCTTTTGTTTTACGGATTTTGTGCCTGACGATTGAGGATATCAATTAGTTGAGTAAGTAATAATATGCATATTACACACGTCCTTCCAAATGGTAAAGAGGTACGTCTTAAAGAGATACTCTTTAAAGATATACGCACATTTAATTTTTATGAGAATACATCTATTCAAGGCCGAATAGAATTTTTACAGTCTTTTATATTAACAAAAGGTCTTAATATATTAGAACAGTTTTACGCTTTAATATATTTGAGGCTCCATTGTATTGGTAATGAGATCATAATGACTTGTGATAAAGGGGATGTTGGAGTGAGCTTAGACTTTATGAAAAAAAATATAGGAGGTATACCTGATATATTAACTAGTGTTGATATCGATGGTGCAGAGTATACTCTAGACTTACCTTTTCAGTTTAACACCGGAAACGATGATTTTATATTATCTTTAATAAAAACCATTCGAATAGGAACAGACACACTCCACATCAGTGACTTATCTAAAAAGGAGCAAGACGAAGTAGTTGAGCGGCTTCCGGAACGATTATACAAGGTTATTGACCAGTACTTAGTTGATTGTGAGGAATTTTTTAATTTGACATTACTTGAGAGCAGAGAAGGTCTGAATATACAACCTATAAAATTTAATATGCTACAGACTACCTTCGCACAATTTATAGTCTCTATGTTTAAATGTGTAACTACGGAAGGGTATAGAGAATTACTATTTACCTTATCTAAAAGAATAAACGATATTTCCTTTCTAGCTAATAGTACGTACTTAGAAGTTTATGATTATTTTGAGATGTATACAAAAGAAATTGAAGAACAGAAAGGTCAGCCGGGTGGATAATTAAAATACCTCATTAAATATGGTTATGGGTAAGGATAAAAATGTATCTGGATTTTTAGAAAAGCTAGGAAAATTAAATGACGATAAATTAAAAGTTTTTCTGCCGTCAATTAAAAAAAGTATTGATACAACACCTCTTACGCTCAAACAGCAAAAAGATCTAATTTCTTCAGCATTAGATGGAATAAAAGGTGCTTTATATTTTAACAAAACGTTAAATAATATCATTATTAATAACACAGGGAATCATGATTTAAAAGTTTATGATAAATTCCCCTTTATAATGCATCTGAGAAAACACTCCCTAGGTGATCTGGTAAAGGTAGATAAAGAATTAGTTAGTTTAAGTAAAGCAATTAAAAATTTAAAGACTATACCATTTAAAATTAAAGAAGATCATCAAGTTGAATTAAAAAATCTAAAAGTATTTTTGAAAATCCCGACCCTTGCTGAAGAAAATGTAATACTATCTAAAGGCGAGCAAGATGTAGATGTTAAAGAAGATTCATCTAGAGAAGGGCTAGGGATGTTATACATGTTAGAGATAATTAAGTATATC